CCTTCTGCTCGTCTGCCAGGACGCGCGCTGTTATCTGGGCCACGACGGTCTCGACGGACTTTATCTCATCTTCAGAAGCACCCACTTTGCGAAGAGACATCTTAAAGAGAGCGAGCGCTTTGGTGACGACTCTGTCCGTAGCTTCCGTGGTGATCCATGAGGAAAGCTGCGGCAACCAGTGCTTGATGGCAAAGCCAACTACGGCGCTGACAGCGACGCTTGAGAACCCGTGTCCTGCGATGAGTGCGTTTAACTTGTCGATCATCTTGCCTCCCGGTGCTTGTTGTATTCGTCGAGCAAAAGGTCTTTATTTCCGTCTAGGACTTTCTCGGCAAGAGGCATCGCATAGCTCCAACCGCAGCAACAAAGAATTTCCTTGTCGGTTAAGTCCACGACGACGTGCTCAGCGACGTGTATTTTCATCCGAGCCATGCAAAGTACCGCGGCTTATTGGCCACTCGATAAGCCTCACTCACCTTCATTATTCGGTTCAAAAAAGGATATTTTGCTATCGAAGCGCACATAGGGACAGGGCCACCGAACGTACCGCTATCTTCCATTGCTTCCGGTGCTACGATGACGACATGGCCGTGAGCTTCTTCAAGGATAGGCGACCACCCAAGCACCGCAGTGCCAGTCTTGGCCATATCTACAGCCTTCTGAGCGGTCACCTCTTGCCAAGAAGAAATAGTGTCTCCGGTGCGAGCTATGGCATCGAGCACACGCATGCCCATATCGCGAGCCTTAAGGCCATCAAGCTCCTTGCAGCCCATCGCATTGAGTATTTGCTGGCAGAAGTCGTTGCAAAACGTCGTCCCATCTGGCAGTGACTTCCATGCCGCATTGTTGATCGCAGCCTCTATTGCGGCGTTCAGTTTGGCTGTTGGATCATCGGCCATTCTTGTTAAGCCCCACCTTTGAAGAATTTTCAGCCACAAATATCTCATGAACCATTTTTCATTTTAAGAAAAGCGTCCAGCCGTGATCCTATATTCGCGATGGCAGTTTCAAGGCGCAAGCCAAGCCTGTCTATATCTTCCTTGAACTCGATGCGCAGCTTCTCATCGCCGGCGATCCTCTCGCTCTGGAAGTGTCTGAAGTCTTCCCTAGCAACGGAGTCGATCATCAGTTTGTCTATTTTTGTCCATGCCGCTTCGATATTCTTTCGAAGGTCGGCCGTCTCTTTGAATTGCTGGACGTGCTTTTCATTGATGGCTTCCCTGAGCGCAAGGCGGGCCTTATCCTGCTCGCCGTTTCTCTCGTCTATTTTGTCAAGAAGCACTTTACGCGCTTCGTCCTGCGCTTTGTCGAAGCGACTGATAAGCCATCCTACCAGACTGCCCAGAGCTACGCATACGGCGACAAATACGCCGACATGTCCCCACGTTATGACGAATGTCATCTCACAGCCACAATACGATGTTGGCGGCTGTGATGCCGACGATGTAGAACGAGAAGTCGCGCAAGTTGCTACCGCGCACCGCAGGCGACTCCATCTCTTGATCCCAGATGAACTCCTTAAGGCCAGCAAACACTACTCCCAAGAGAGAGCCTATGATCCTCGGGCTTCCGTAGAACAGATGCGGGTGCTTCATTCCCAAGGCTATCGGCAACAGAACGAAGAGCGCGCCGAGCGCCGTATGCAGCCCTTGGACTTCCGACTCCTGTGAGGGGTCGAAGTTCATTAGAAGGTGTAACCTACGCCGGCGAACCAATGGTTGGTCACGCGCAACTGGTTCAACGGCTGGAAGGCCCCGCTCTTCACAAAGGGCGCTGTCCACTGCGGGCCGAATGTAAGCATCACATTGCCAGTGCTCGACGGCGCTACGATGGCCGCGATGGCCTGCGTTGCAGGGCTGTTTATGGCTTTGAGACCAACCGACAACTCTTGTCTCACTGTATCGAGCAGGTTCACCGAGAAGCCGATGCCGCCCAAATAATTGCCGCTGCTTCCGCCCCCGCCGAGGTTCAACGACCATGACTCCGCTGGCACGTAAGGCGCGATGACTGGAAACAAGGAGTCTACGAACGAGCCTGCTACAGCCGGATGGTATACGGCCGCCACGTTGGTGAAGCTGACAGTGTTCGTGAACTGCGAGTCGTACAACAGCCCAGTGCTCACAGGGAGCGGTGCGCCGTTGGGATAAGTCGCTGTCTTTGTAAACGGCACATAGACGTAGGACGACGACATCCCGGCTGTCTGAAACGACACCAGCAAGGCTGCGGCCAACAGAATACTTTTCATCTCGTGCTCCTCCTGAACAACTCTCTCGGCGCCGTCCTTCTCTCGCGCCGGCTTCCTACGGGTGCCCTTACCGTCTGCATGGACGGGTCCCCATTGACCTGCTTCCATCCAAAACCATAAACATTCATGACGGAGATGTAACCCCCCGGTGCAAGCTCTAGCGGCTTTGACACATGCCCGGCCTGGTCGTATGGCCCTTTTGCGGTAGGCGCAAACCATGAAGGCCACACGAAGTCAGAGAGCAGGACATTGTCGACGCGATAAGCCAGCGCATCGTCCTCGACCGCATCGCATGCCTCGTAGGCGTAAAGCTTGCCGTCCACCATCGCGCAGAGGTTGATCTCCGGGTCGGCCAGCATCTCGAGCAGCTCGTGGCTGATGGTTACCATCCAGGAGTTCCCGTATTGAATGTCGGTCCCGGCAAATACCTTGCCGATGGGTAGACCCTGCGATGTGAAGTCGTGATACCCGAGCGCGCCGGCCTGGTCGGAGTTATCCAGGACGACAAGCTGCCATGCCTCTGGATCCATAGCATCCGGCGCTGTTCCTGTTGGCACAAACTTAAGGTCTGCATCCAAACCCCAGGCCGCAGAGAAGTCGCGAGATACCTGCGTCTGCAAAGCGGCCATGATGAGTTCTATCTGCGAGTCTTTAAGTACGGTGCTCGCATTAATGATGTCTATTTTCTGGGGCATATGCCTCCTAGTTGGCGGTGCATGTGCACGCCCCGCCAGCGTCCGGTTGAGTCGTACAGTGACCTAGGTTGTGACTTGCGTCCTCGCACAGTGCATGGCCTGTCGTTATCTGGTTGAACTGGATATCGCTACTGGCATTTACGACAGTCATGAAGGTAGTTGCGCCGTTCTTGAAGGTGAAGTCGTTGGCTCCTACCGCCATGCCGAAGTCCCATATCACGGTGCTGCCATTGTCTCGCCATTGCAGAGTTGTCCCACCACCATCGTTTGGACCGCGTTGTATGACGATGCCAGCCGACAAACCATTTCCAGCATCGGCCCAGATGTCGTATCCGCCTGACAAAACGCTGTGGACTGACACGACAGCCGAATTGACCGCAGTCGTTCCGACGCTAAATGCTGGATGAGCACTAGACAACCCTGTAGGGTTATAATTGAGGCCGTTGTCTCCTGCGAACGTCGTACCGTTATTGTACTGAACATTATTTGTCGAGCCTCCAGGAGACCCGCCAGTACCGGATATTGTCAGCACGCCAAGCGTATTCGTTATCGTGATGTTGGAGCCAGCGGTGAGCGTTGTCGTTGATGGATCGACGCTCGTGCCGTTGCCCATCACGAGGCCAAGAGTTCCCATAGCCGGAAGCGTAAGGACAGGACTTGTCCCTTCTCCTATCATAGTCCCATGCGCCGTGAGCGTCGTGTCGCCAGTTCCGCCATGAGCTGCGCTTATCGTCGTGGCATTCCACGTGCCTGCGGTCAAAGTTCCCACGCCTGTGATGCCAGTGTAGGAACCAGACACTTGACCGTTCGCTATGGTCCCGGCGAGGTTGCTGAAACCTATCTGCGCGCCGCTCACCCTGTACTCGGTATAGGTGTTGATGTCGCCATTGACATCAAGCGTATATTGCGGGGTACCAGTGGATATGCCGACATTCCCGGTTGGGCTGCTCACCACCAGGTTGTACTGCTCGCTTATGCTGGAAGTGCTGACCAACAGCGAATAGGTTGTGCTCGATCCCCTAATGTCCAAAGGAGCCATCGGCGCATTTGTCCTTATGCCTAGGAGCCGGCTTGTCGAGTTCCAGAAGAAGTTTGTTGCGTCTCCTCCAAACGTGCTCCCATTGCTAAACTGAACAGCGCCTGGTGAGCCGCCAGGAGGCGTCGATGGCAAGCCAGTCAGGTTTGAACCATCGCCGAAATACTTGGTCGCAGTGACCGTCCCCGTTGAGACTACGTTGCCATTTCCAAAGACGCCGAAGATGACCGTCGTGGCGTCCTGGCTCGAGATATTTAGGATATAGGTTGACGGGTTGTTCTCCGACTGGACATATAAAGGCGTCGCCGCAACTGACGGCGTGCCGCCGATATAGACCTGTCCAGTCACTTTTAAATTAGAGTTGATGTTGTCCCAAGTCAGGTTGCTCGATCCCACAAAAGCCCCAGCACCGTTGTACTGGATGGTCCCGCTGACACCGCCCGGTAGAGTCGCTGCTCCGCCAGTAATGGTGGTGGTCGATATGCTGTTGACGCGACCATCAGAACCGACAGTGACGACAACTGCCTGGGTAGCGCCGCCATATGTCCCCGAACTGACGCCAGTAGGCGCTATGGTCGGGTTTGGATAACTGCCTGCCAGAGAACCTCCGGCCGAGCCTCCGGGAGCCACCCCGCTTATCGTGACGTTGGAGCATACCGTCGCTCTTCCGTCTGCGCGGTATGTGCATTGCGGCGAGTGCGTTGAGTCGCCGTAAGTGCTCGGCAATATGCCGGATGCGGCCACGCTGGATGCGATGACCGAACTTCCAAGGATGCCGCTTTGTATGTTTGCCGCAGGGACAAGCACTCCGCTTGGAAGCGTGCCGGATGTCAACTGCGAAGGCGCAAGCGCTATCGCTCCATCGGCTGCGGCTGTGAGCCTGCCATCGGCTCCAACTGTGAATTGCACATAAGAAGAAGAAGCGCCATAGCTCCTTGGTGTCACGCCTGTCACTGTTATTGAGGATGCGACTACCTGGTTCGACAATGTGCCTGTTGAAAGCTGAGACAACAATATAGGCCCAGTGTACGATCCGGCCGCCCCGCTGATGTTGCCGATCACCTGAGAGCCGAGGATGTAAGGTATCGAAGGCGTCGAGACGATGACGGAAGTCGGCAATGTCCCAGGTGAAAGGTTCGCCAGGTTCAACCCATAGATATTGACGCCGCTGACCGATGGTGAAGAGGTCCACACAGGCGGCGCATAGCCGTTTGTTTGCAGTAGCGCTTCAGGCGTTCCTCCGAGCAGCGTGGCCATCTGCCCCAAATTTGAGAAATAGATAATGCTGCCAGAGGAGATGTTGACGAAGTTTTGGCCCGTGCCGCCGTACTGTGTTCCTATCGGCGTGCCTTGCCATGAACCAGCCGTTAACGTGCCGACGCCAGTGATCCCGGAGTAGGAGCCGGAGACGCGCGCGCTGGGCACTGTTCCCGAGCCTAAGTTCGCGGCATTGAGCAAGGTGATGTTCGTGCCGACGCCAGAGAAGCTCGTCGCCGTCAGGTTGCTCGTATAGAAGTAGGTGAATGTCCCAGTGCTTACCGTGAGCGAGCCGCGGATGGTAGCTGTGCCTATATTGATCTGCGCGTTCTGCGGTACGGCCGTATTCTGAACGCACCCCGGACAGAATTGAGAAAATGAAGGACGCGCGAAAAGAAGCAAAGCAGAGACTATGAGCGATCGCATGGCCATCCCCCTGTTAGATAGGATCATAATAGGCCGCCAAGTTTACTGTGACGGTGTTAATGGAAAACTCGCCTCCTCCCATTTGCCAGTCAAACTGTTGACCCGCATTCATCGCCACGATAGGAGAGTTATCGTTTAAAAGCGCCGAACCAGGAACAAAGAGAATTTGTCGATACGGCATAGAAGTTCCTGTGACACGCACAAATAATGATGCCGATGCGCCGGAATTTGGAACGAAGTCGAACTCGGCCAGTTGGCAGGTAGGCGGAGCGCCGACGGTCCATGTTAATGTGCCAGTTGCCGCTGCGCTTGGAGGCAGGAGCTGAGTTACTGCGGCCGCATCTATCCAATTGATCCAATTTCCAATTTGCAAGAATTGTCGGAAATTTCCTGAACTGTTTCGATAGGTCCATCCCACGCGCCTGAACTTTGTAAAGCCACCAGGAAGCGTCGGCGCGCTTGGCGACAATGAATAAATGATCGAAGTGCTGGTGCCTAGGTTGTTGGTGATGATATGGATGGCGTACCATGTGCTGTTGGTGGGGTTGCCAGTATCCAGCCCGCCAGCGCCCATGACCGTGATATCCGCAGTCTGGTTGATGCTTGAAAGCGTCACGCCTTGCACCGACAAGAGCGAGGCCGTCACCGTAGTCTTCGTCAATGGCGCGCCTGAGTTTGGCGAGACTGACAAACCTGACTTAAGAGAATTGCCGACTACGACTGTAGCCACTGGCGGGTTGACCCATGCCCAGAAAGCGTTGGATGCTCCAACTGGCGGCGTATTGCCGATGTTGCTGTCCTGAAGCGAGACGAACCATTGGCCGTTCCCGGCGTTGTCCTGCACGACAGAGTTCCTGTAATACGTCGTACCCGAGTCCCATTCCGGTATGCCCTCTTGGAAGAGATAAGAGAGCTGGTAAGAAAGGACGAAGAGCACTGCGTTCATGTCCTGCACATAAGGCGCTTTGTTGCCGGAGTTGATGGCGACTGTCCATCCGTCGACCCATGCCGAGAGTCCCTGGATGATGCTTGGGTCGTTGGTATAGTTCGGTATGCCAGTCTGCACGAAAGAGCCGAACTGCTCCATCGTATTCGACGGAGCGGTGCTTGCGAAGATTGTGTTCGTGACTCTTGAGAGCTTTGCCATTTTCTTCTCCTAGTCTATCACCTGAACGCCCGCCGGATGAGGGAAAGCGTTGAAATACTTCACGATGCTGTAGAGCGTCCCAGTGTCTGAAGGGCTGTCGGCATAAGTTATCTGCATGGTAGCGCTTTCAGTCACGGTCACGAAAGTGCCGAAGAACTCGAAGAGTATGTTGTCCACGTTCTCGACGGAGAGATAGGCGTTGTTGACGGCCGCCAGGAACTCGATCAACTGTATCATCTGAGCGTCGCTTTGTACATAAGTCCCGGAGTTGGCGTTTCTGGTGTCCTCGAAGTAGTCCGTCGGGATGCCGACGGTCGTATTTCCAAAGCCGCCGATGGCCGGGTTGTACGGAACCTGCGTATCTTCAAAGCCGAAGAAAGTGAATGGTGTTGGAGGATATCCTGGCAGATCGCGCTGAGCTCCTACGAATTGCCCGAGAATATTGAGTTGCACGCCCTGCGCAACAGACTGTCCGTAAATGTTGGTGAGCGCGAAGCCGGAGCCGACCTGGCCTACCACCTGGTTGGCAATGGCCTCATTGGCGAGCAGCGCGATCGTGGCCAGCGCGTTTGGCTGGTTATTTGGGTCGCTATACTCGATGATGAGCAGCGCGACGTATGTGGCGACTAATTCTGCATTTGTCATGAGATCACAATGTTCGACGCCTGAAGCACGAAATAATGCTGATAGTCAGACGGCGACACTTGCTGGGCCGAAGGGCTTGGAGATGTCCCAACGAAGATGCTGGTCAAAAAGCCGTTAGGCGTCAGCGTGTTCATCGCCGTTACCACCTGGCCTACGAAGGCGCTCTCGTTGAGCTTATAGATAAGCGCTTGCGCGAGCTGCGACGCAAGGGATGTCCTGTCGAACGTATCGACCCCATTTAACGGCAAGAGCGTAAAGGAGATGTAGAGTTGCTCGGTCAATGCCAGGTCCCAGTAAGCAGTGAACACGTTGCCAGCGGGGCGCGTGATGCTAAAGCTTTGTCCCGCTGTCGTTTTCTGTGCGCAGCCTATCGTCTTCTTTGAATAGATAACCTGCGCTATCTGTGCGGGAGTCGCCGTGCTCACGTTGACGATGACCCAGATGCCGTGCGCCGGGACGCCGTTGACGGTCGATCCAGTATCGTTGTCAGGCACGAAGGCGTCGATGATGCCAGGCGTGTTGAGAAGCTGCGCGCGTATCGTGTCCGCAGGCCCCGTCGATGCGAGCTGGAAGCTTTGGCCTTGGCGTATCTTTAGCTGAACATCGGTCTCCTCGTTGGTCCCTGTCACAGTTGGCGGTACAGCGACAACAATGGAAACGCCGGAGGAGGACCCAGAGACGATGGCCGTTAGCGTTATCTGCGATGAGGAGTCTACTGTGAGTATCTTCGCCCCGGCGGGAATGCCGGATCCTGTCACCATCATCCCAGGGAACATGTTTGTGGTCGTCGCGATCGCTGTTAGCACAGCCGTGCCATGCGTCGTGCAAGTCGTGCTTATGGAAGTTCCAGGGTTGTTGACCGCAGACGTGCCAGTCAAAGGAGTGACGATGATCGTGATGGTGTTTGCCGTAACTAGCGTCTGGCCGATGTTGACGGCTGCAAAGGCAAGCGTCGCCGTGCCTGCTCCTGCGAAGACATAAGAAACCTCGAGCTGGTACTGGTTGCCGGCCTGGTCTGATACGGTGAAGACGGTCCCGTTTGGGTTGCTGATGAGAACATCTTGTCCCGGCAAAGTGATGGCCTGCGAGACGGTCACATTCACATAGGTGATGGTATTCGTTCCCTGCAAGCGCTGTAGTCCGTTGAGCGCGACCAAGTTGTCCACCTGGATGCCGAAAGCGTTCTGCAAGCTGAACTGGTTGTAGACCGAGACCAAGAGTTCGAGGTTGTCCTCCAAGGCAGTCGCATAAATGTTGATGCTCTGCCCGTCCGGCGTGTTCGAGTCGAGGTTGATGTCGGAGCCGTAAATGGAAGCGTAGCCAGTGCTCAAGTCGGCAACGATCTCGATGACCGACTCGACGGTAAGACCTGCGGCGGTCAATTGGTTCGGCATATCAGGAGACTCCTACCTGCGGCGTGCTGACGACGATGGAAGCAGAAGGAGAATAGATCGTCTGAAGAGTCATCGTTATATTGTCCATCCTCGTTTTGGAGATAAAGTTCGCTTGAAAAACCAGGATCGAGATGACACCGTAGCATTGTAGCACGAGCTGCTTTATTTCAACCACGAGCGCTTGCTGTTGGCCGACATCCAGCCTGTTGCGCCAGTCTATGCCTGCGAGCAAATTGAAATAACAATTGCCGACCCACTCGAGCAGCTTGGTCCTGATGTTCGCCTCGATCGCTGCCTCGTTGAAGAAATAGTCTTGCAGGCCCTTGCCGAAGAGCCAGTCGTTCGTCTTCGTCGTCGCTCGAAGTATCATCAGTAAAGTAATGCGTTGAACTCCGCTTGCACCGCTACCAGCTCGGCCGTCACTGGCACGAGGGCCGCCACGGTAGCTGCGCTTATCGTCTGCGTCGTCGCCGAGCCAGTCGTGGTCAATGTGTTTAGCACGGTTATCAAGTCCTTGACGGCCGTGGTCAGGTCGCTCAGCCCGGTCAGTAGGCTTTCAGCGGCGTTCTGGACCGTTATCTTGCCAGTCTGTATCCCGATCTTTGTCAGCCCATCCTGCGAAATAAGCCTTGCCTCCGTCGATGAAGGCGCTGGTATGGCTGTCGATCCCTTCCAGTTTATCCCCACCAAGGCGAAGCCGTCTGACATATCGTGAAGCCTACCGTCGAGCGGCGGCTGGGAGTTTCCGTTGAGATACCAGTTGTCGATGTTCCTGTCAGCGAACACGACGAGGCATTGGTCCCCGGACGCGATTGGCAACTGCAAAGAGTAACCGCCTCCCTGGATGGTGAAGACCGGGACATTCTGCAACTGCGGGTATGGCGAAGTCGTGCCGTCCTTAAGCACGCGCTGCCCCAATATCTGCACGGTAGCCGTGGGATAGGAATAGCTCATGATCTGACCCTGCTTGACGCAATGCAGGTTCATTAGCAACTGCGTCTTCCACGCCAACAGAACATCGTAGAGCTTCGGCTCCCTAAGAGGAAGTCCGTAACCTACGAGAGGAGGGCTACTGGATGGCGCCACTTGCTTGGTATCCTTGGGGTTGCGAGCAGGTCAGCTTGGTGCGCATATCTCCGCCCACGGCTCCCGATATCGTTCCGCGGTGGTCTATGCCTACCACCGTATACGTTCCGTTGTTGACCTTCTCAAGACTCTGCAAGACAAGCGCCTGCCCCACCGTAACGCGCGGCTCAAAGAGCATCTCGAATGACACAGTAATGCCCTGCTTCATCGGCGTGTCCAAGAGTCCTTGCTCCGAAGAGATGACGCCGAGTCCGCCTGTCAGGCCAGGGACGGGTTGCCCCTTGGCCACGAAGTAGACTTTCTCCACGTCTATATAAACGTCCGCATATATCTGCGCGGCGATCTGCGTCAGCTTGTCCCACGGAGAGCCTACCGGGGAAACGCCCCTTATGTTATCGCTCGTCAGCAAAGGGTCGAGGTAGCCGAGAGTCACATTCGGCATCTTGTCTATCAAGCCGTTGACGATGTCCTCGAGCTTGGCATCCGCCGGGAACGGCACATAAGTATCTCCCTGCGTCACGGCGAAGCCGCCGTCCCATGCGGAGATGGTGGTGACCCAGCTCGATCCTTCGCGCTTGCTGTATGCCTGCTTGATGTTGCCCTTAAATATCAATGGCAACGACTGGAAATTTGGAGGTCCATTGACCGTTATCCAGGAGAGATACCCGGCCCTGAGCGTAATGGACCTGAACTCTCCTTGGTCGAGCCAGTTCTGGTAAATATCCGATCTCGTCGATGGGGCGAGGTTATATATGCGAAACTCCCCGGTAGAGATGGACTGCCAAGCGCCGCGCTCCACTTCAACCTCGAGCGTGAGCGGATACTGGAAGGTCCACGTCTGCGTGGCCCCCTGCACCTGCATCCAAAATATTCTCTCGTTCTTCACGTGTTGATCCCATAAATGGACGACTCTACCGCATCGACATCAACTTCATCAAGTATGAAAAGCGAGGTCTGTCCGCTCGCGAACGCCTCGATGCTGACGGGATCGTTTCCGTCTACGCTCACGCAGGACATCCCGAATGACAAGATGTTCTTGAAGTTGCGGAGAATGTTCGGGTGTATGCAGAGCATTTGCCCGTTGTCTGCGCCATTCGGGAATTGCGGATGCGTGAAATTGTAGCTCCACCTTGAAGTGGACCCTCTGAAATTAAGCTCTAGCGTGCCGATGGATCCATCCGGCATCTGCAAAGTGGTAACCTGGTCCGCCGCATCCGTGAGGTTGTCTATCTGGACCATTATCCCCTCACCGTCGCCACTGAGAATATCGGGTTGAGCGATAGAAGGTTCGTCGGCACTGGCGTTCCCGGAGTAGCCCCGTTGCTGTTCTGAGGCTGGTATTGAAAGCCGGCGCGCCCGGCGTGTGTCGCCGTGATATTCTGCGAACTCGCCACGTCGACGAAGCGCATCTGCTTCATGGTGACCGAGATATCCGACATCGTCTTCGAGTCCTTCGGCTGCACGAAGACAAGCGTCTCTATGGCCATGCCCTCAAAAAGTTTCCAAGGAGTGAGCACATTGAAAATTTGACGGCGGTCCCTGAGCTGCGATAGAGCCACGAAAGCCTGTTGCTGCTTTGTAGGAGCGCCAGTCCCGCCGCCGAAGAAGGCCGCTATGTTCTTGGCTTGGTTTAAATACTGGGCTGCCGTATTGGCATAGTTCTGTACTTGGCTGATGGCCTTTGAAGCCGTGCCCTGAAGCTTCTGAAGCGCCTGCGGAGTGTACTTGCCCAGGTAGGCAGGGACAGTCGCAATGCTCGTTTGCAGCGTCGTGAGCGCTCCGAATAGGCCCTGGCTGGTCGCTGGCAGGATCAACTCAGACACGAAGCCGCGCAGCGTTATCTTGTAGGGCTTTAATGCGATCTGGTCCTGCACGGCATAATTGTTCTCCGCGAAATGGTCGGTGATGTCCGACTCGAGCACTACCTGGTCATCCCCCTCATAGTCGAAGACGAAGCCAGCGATGCCCTTCATGCCATGAGGGTTTAAGACATACTGAGAGTTGACGCCGTTGACGTAATTCTGGACGCTCGATATGGAGCTGTAAACGGCGCTCGATCCGACCTGCACCGCCGAGGCGACCTGGCTTCCGCCTGCGTAGTCTGTCAGCGACATATCATTGCGCCCACTGGCTGTTGGTAGCCTGCAAGGCTGTCGTTAAGTCCCTTTGCTGGCGGTCCAAGTGGCGTTTGGTCTCCTTGGCAATAGCCTCAGCGTTCCCTCCGACGATGTGGAAGTCCGTCTTAATATTTTGCACCACCGTTCTTGCGGTCGCTGCCACGCGAGGAGCTGCGCCTGCGATGAAGGCTCTCGTCGATAGCCCGGCTCTATTGGCATAGTCACCCAAGTCTGAAAATTGCTTCATGCCCTTTAAAATAGGATGTTGCTCCATCTCCTTGCCAGTCGGTATTCTGAACATGATCTCGGCTATCTTGGCTAGATCTATGAGCTTTGGGAGAAGAGGCGTGAGGACTTCCTCGGAGAGAATGAACAAGTTCTGCTTTAATATCGCGATCTGGTTGTTCATCTCCGTCCATTGCTTGAGCTGCTCCTGGTTGATAATAGGCGTTGCGTTCTCACGCGAGCCGAACTGCTTGCGGTTGAGTTCGAACATCTGGATCATCGACGGGTCTATTCCCATGAGCGACAGAGCGTTTGACGTGAAGGCCCGTCCCCTGGACTTTATCATGTCCGGGACTTTGGCTCTCAGCGTCTCGAATATCTGGTCGTAGCTCATGGCGGCGGCATTCGGCACTCCCAAGAAAGCGGCTCCGCGCATGAAGCCTTCGTTGAACTGCCCCATCTTAAAACCTGCGAGCGTCTTCTGTACATTGGCGAAAGAGGAAGCGACGGCTTCAATTGGCACGTTGGAAGTCCTAGCCACGTTCTGCCACTTCTGAAGCAGGTCGGTATTGATGCCGAGTTCCTTACTCAAGGTGGTGTAATTCGAGGCCATGTCCATCGCATGAAGAGCGGTATTTTTGAGCATGTCGCCAAGAACGCCGAGAGCGGTTATCTCGCCAAGAGTGGTCAGCTTAAGATCGGACATGCGCGCGACCATGTCCTTCAAGGTTATGGTGTCGCCCTTGACCTTAAGATCGACGAAGAAGTCCGATATTTTACCCATTGTCTTTGTTTAAGTCGAGGTAGGCCTGCTCGTAGTCTGAGAGGAAATTCTCGTACTGCAACGCCGCCATCACGATGTCAGTGGGCATCTTCATTATCCTCTCCGGGTCACCGCCTCCATACCCCTGCCTCGCCAACTTCAGGGCTATCGCCAAGGCCTCGTCTGCGTTGACCTCTATCTCCGGCCTTATGCCCCTGTCGGAGAGGCTGTGCTTAACCCTGAAATTTTCGAAAAAAAAGGGGTGAGGTTAACCTCAAGCACCTTTTCGAATATCTCGTCATAGTCGCCGCGCGCCTGCTCGCCAAGCTTCGGATCGTCGAAGAGGGCCTTGTTCACCTTGGCTCCGTCATATATCGCCTTCTGTGCCGCCAGGAAGAAAAGGTCCTCCATCTTATCGTCAGTCAGTATGTCTATGTTCGACTTCGCCGCCACACGGAACTGCTTGCGCATCTCGTTTCCTATCTCGAACGGAGACACCGACACCGTCAATTTCGCACCGCTCTTCAAGACAAAGTCCATTAAGCCCCCGAGCCTTACGGCAAGAACACGCCTGTCGCGACCAACGAACCTCCGCCGCCAGTGCAAAGCGTCTGCGCAGCACCTGAATTTCCATACAGTACCCAGCCAGCATCGGTTCCGCCAGAGCATCTATAAACCTGAGTGCCTGTGCCAAGCGTGGTGCCAAGCGCGCTGTTTCCTCCAACCACCATAGTCCCAGTGAATGTCCCGGACGAAGCGAATACGCCTTGGTAAACCGTGAGATCGCCTGTCGAGCTGAGCTTCATTTGATCCACATTGGTGGCGGTATTATTCCATTCCATGCCTACGTCTCCGGCTAAAAGCTCGCGCCCTACATCCCAAGTTGGGCGACCGTTGGACTTGTACTCGATATAATTTGCGCTGCCAGCCAAGGAATTTATAGTGATGGCCGCTTGCCCGGAACTCTCGATATCGATATTCGTAACAGGCGTGGCTGTGCCTATTCCAAGGCGAGTATGAACATCATCCCAAAAGAAAGCGGCATTATCCTGCGTGTAGACGCCTGATGCCCCAGCGAAAACTACAGAGCCAAGCGTAAAGGTTGTGGTGGTCCCTGTGCCTCCAACCGTAACCGCAGCCGTCCCAGAGGCCAATGAAGAGGCGTTTAAAGCCGTGATGGAAGCGCCGTTGCCTGAGAAGGAACCAGCGGTCACGAGGCCAGTTATAGTTGCTGTGCCTGACTGGATGCCGTAGGTTACGTTGAGTCCAAGAGCGCCAGTATAGACTGCGCTGGATGCGAACAAATTGAAATTTGGATCACCCGCAAAGGTGGTCCCGTTGTTGTACTGCACCTGGTTGGCAGAACCTCCCGGCGTAGGTGCGCTGGCGTTGATGGTGTTGTTAGGCCAGCTTCCAGTTATCGTGATGTTCGTCCCAGCCACCAGCGCGGGCGTAGCCGTTCCAGTGCCGCCGTTGGCCTTGTTTAAGATGCCGCCAAGGGTAGGCGTTGTCGTTGGCTGAGCCACGGTGATGCCTGTGGTGCCGCCAGAGACGCTCGTTACGGTCCCGCCGCCCCCGCCTCCGCTGCTTCCTCCACCAACGCTTCCTGACGTAGGAGGAAACTGCGTCTGTGCGGAAGCGAAAGCCGCTGCGAACAGCAATGCCAGGGCGGCAAAGCTCTTTTTCATTTCGTCACCTATATCTGCACACCATCGCCGTAACGGACGCCGTTGCCGCTTTGCAATACCAAGGCTCGAGCATGCCTATCTGCCATGCAAACCAGTTGAAGGAGTTCGTCGCGGCCGACTGGTAAATGATTGGAACGCCTTGATGCGTCCCGCTTGTCGCCACCGCCGAGTCATGGCTGCAATAGATATTGTTGGCAGTGTCCAAGTTCATAACCGAGACAAACCAGGTGGCGCTAGAAGTGGTCACGCTCGTCGTGTTGCCGCTCACTTCTGTCGGAACGGACGATGAGATGGTCACTGGCACGCAGGTCGTCGGAGGTACGTTCTGGGCCGATGCCTTGGACAAGCACATCATCCCCAAGAATGCCGCGAGAATAAATTTTCTCATCATCCCCCCTATTGAATGAGCCTGGTCCAGTTGCCGAAGCGGATGGGCCAAACGGCCACGCTCTGGTTTACATCGCCCCTGGCCGAGGTCATCACCTCAACTCCTTTGGAAAACACGCCGCCGTTCAATTGGTACTGGACGGTCAGGATGTTGCCCTTGCCGTCTCCGACGCGCTTATTGAAGAGGCAAGTCATCAGCCCGAAGTCGGAGAAGGAAGTGTTCTGTTGCTGCAAGAGGCTGTTGAGATACTGGTCGTCCGTGCCAGCCAAGAGCACCCGCAGGTTAAGGTCGGCCACGAAGCCCATGTTGTTCTGGGCATATATGGTCGTTCCGTTCTTGCCTTGCTCTACGGTGGCGAGCTCGTTGGGGAAGGTCACATGCCCAGGGTCCTGGTTCGACAACGTGCTGATGACCTGGTTGTTTATCTGGATGGTGTCGTCCCCGGTCAGGGATACGGTCAGTCCTTTTGCCTGTGGCATATTTCGCTCCTATAGAGAGATGTTGACTATGATCGACACCTTCTGTATGGCTCCGGCCGCCAGGGTCGCTATCTGGACAAGCGGCGCCGTTCTTGACTGAAGCTGCGCTTGAGAGAGCGAGCCTACTGGCGAGCTGAAAATATAGTAGCCGATGTCTGAGATGTTCCTGACAAGCGACTGTGTGTTCCCGAACACGGTAGCCCCTGGAGGCCACACGCCTGGAGTCAGGAAGCCGTTGTTGATGCCCTGCGACATGACCTGGGCCAAGACGTTCTTAAGCGAGTACATGCCTTGCTCGGTCATCGGTATCTTTGTGTTGGTCCCGGCCAGGAGGTTGAAGCCTGCGATCTGCAAGGCGAATTGCAGCCAGAACTGGTTGTAAACCTGGTCAGTCCAGTTGTTGGCCCCGGAGGTAAGCAGGCAGGTGAATGCGGAGACATCTGCGTACACATCAACGCCGGAGGCCTGAGCGGCCGTATAGATTGTCGGAGTGAGCGTGCTGTCGGCGGCGATGTTGGCGAGCTGCTTTAGGTTCATCGTGATGACGGTGTTCGATCCGCCGAAGTTAACCGATAGCTCGCGCGAAGCGTAGGAGGCTGCGAATATCTGCGTCTGTTGGCTCCCAGCTCCATTTAAGAGAGGCGCTCCGTAATAGCTGCACCGAGTGTTCTGGTCAGCCGCCTGCCTTACCAAGTCCAGCGGCGAGCCAGAGTTGCAGTCGTTCGGGTTCGACGAGGTGTAGAAGAACATGATGTTGTTGGCCTGGGCATAGGCGGCGATAGAAGCGAACGTCGACGGCGAGGAGGTCGTCAGCTCCTGGTCGATGACAAAGGAAAAATAATAGACCAGCGGCTGCGTTCTCGTCAAGCATGCGACTACGCTTTCAAGGCTCGGGCTTTGAAGCCGCGGTATAATGACGAGGTAGCCGCCGGCGGCCAGAGGGTTCGGGTTCTGCGCGAAGAAGCCCTGGGCGATGGCATACGTGTTCGATGTGACGCTGAAGTCGACGGCCACCTCAGCCAAGTCGAAATAGATGGCGAAAGCCTGCCCACCAGCCCAGCCGCCCGGGGTAAGGTCCTGCGTTATGATAGCCAGAGTGTTGATGTTCGGAACCTGTGGAAGAGACGGCGCCGAAGTTATCGAGACTGAGACGACGGTTGATAGAGGAAGCACTGAAGTAGACATAGTTTTTTATCCCCCGAAAGGGGCCTCCGTTGGGTTGATGTTGACGTCCGTCTCGCGGCCTGCCTGGTCGCTCGTTATCAGTTCGATCGGGAAAGTGCTGAAGTAGTCGGCTGTCTTCACCTTGCGATGCAGGGCCGTCACGGCGCAAGTTGTGATGTAGCGTTGGAGCATGGCCGTTTCCTCAGCGTAGCTTCCATCAATGAAGTCGCCTTGAAGCCAAGCAATGCCCATGACGTTCTTATCTTGCTGTTGCTGCGAATAGAAGGACTTGAGCGCCAAGGCGATCTCTTCCTTGCGTATGCGCGCTGAGTTGTCCGGGGCTAGGCTCATTATCTCGATCTGGATGGTGTGAAGGAATACCGTCTCCTGCACCTCTGTCGCTGTCGTCGAGTCGAAATAGCCCATGTTGGAAATTTGCTGTGAAGGGTTTAAATAGCCGACCGCCACGAAAGGACCATCCGGCGGTATTTCGTAGTTCTGATAGGCCAGCGCGATCTGCTTGGATGTGAGTCCCATCTCGCTTTGAAGGATATTTGCCACCAGCACCGCAGGCTCTATCGTAGTCGTCGTCGGCGTGTTGTAGGTTTTCTTCGGCATTAGGGAGCCTCTGAACCCGCCTTCGATGATTGGATGATCTCGTAGCGCACGAAGTCGGAGCCGCCAGTGCGCCAGTCCTGCTTGGACATGATACGGTACTGGATGCCCTGGGCGTCCATGATGTAATTGCCTACTGGCATGTCGTCCTTGCAGATCATCGTGTACCACTTCCAGCGTCGCAGGCCTTCCGGCTTCAAGAGTATCTCCCTCGGATGAAGCGGTTGAAGCGATGCTTGAATATAGCCCAGCACTTCAATACTCTCAACCGTGTTGAAATTTTCCTGAGTCTTGTTCAAGATGGCGAACTGCGCCTGTTGTGTCAGTCCGCTGAAAGCTTCATACATAAGTGGCAGGCTCATATAACCTCAGTCGCCACGGCGCGCCGCAATTGCCCAGTGTCGATGTTGGGAGCGGCCGAGCCTTTCTCAGCGATGGTATATGGCGTGTTTGGATCCCATCCCGGGCCGTGCTCATCAAAGGCCATCTGTATGTAGGCTTCCACGCGCACGCCCATGTACTTCAAGAACTTGACCGAGTCGCCGTCCTTGATCTGGTCCTCGAACTGGACCTGGCACTCTTTGGCGATATCGTTGATGTGGTTGATGATGGGCGTCCTGAGCCATGAGCGAGCAGGCACCTTCGGCCTATTGCCAAGCTTCGGTCTCCCAAATTCGCATAGGAAACCAACCTCGGCATTGGTCATGCCTGTAGACTCCTTCGACTTCTTCCTGCCTCCGAACTTGTTGGCCGCAGCCTTCTTCTCGCCCGCTTTCTTATGATCTCCGCCGAAGACGCCGACTCGCAGGAAGTGATCCGACTCCATCGCTTTGAGCAGGTTCTTTATGCCTGAGTCGTCGAAATGAAAGACGGTAGGATCGTCGTTCATAGCACTTCCGTCGGGATGAAGCTAGTCAAGTTGTTGATGGCGTCCGCCGAGTCTATCGTCGGTTCCCCGCCAACTACCATGACGCGCCGACCCGGGAGCTTAGGCGTCGCCATCTGCAAGTAAATTTGGCCATAGCCAGTGCGCAAATACTGGGAAAGCGTAGGGCTGTTGATGACGTAGTCCGGGAAGGCGTAACCTATAGAAACGCCGTCTATTGACTTTGTCTGCACGATGCCGCCACCGGAGCTTGCAGGCCCCTGGTAGGAAAGCACGGCGCCAAGGCCTCCCGAGTTCTGAAGGCTTAACACCAGGAAATGGGCCGTCAAATAAGAATAGGCTATCTGAGCCTCCGAGACGCTGAAGCCTGAAACGCCGCCAATGGTAAGCTGAACGCCAGTCGCTGTCGCCGTAGCGTTGGCTGAGATGACGATGCTGGTCAAGCCTACAAGCAGGATGGTTGTGCTGGCTGGTATCCCTACGCCGCTGATGTTCTGACCTGGCTGCAAGCCAGTGACCGACGACAGGTTGATGATGGTCGCAGAACCAGATGTCGTATCGCCAGTGATGAGCGTCGAGAAAGACGGGATATTCGTGCTGAAAAGGCTGGGGTTGAACAGCCCCTGGCCGATGTTCAGGGCTGCCTGTATGTCGACGTCCTGGACGGTATCAAACCCCGAACCGTACTTGAAGTCGCGCGGAAACTGTGCTTTGAACTGCGCGATAGTCGGAGGTTGAAAACTCATTCACCATACCTTCCCCGTCAAGGGTTTGCGCCGTTGTTAGGACCGACACGGAACAAGCAGTTGATGGCTGAGCCATGCGTCAAGGCTACGAGGCCGCTGTAGAACTCAGGCGGTCCAAGACGTTGGTTCCAGCCTGCGTTCGGAACGCTGGATGCCGTGTTTGCGTTGCTGAAGATGGAGGGCGTGATCGCCTTGCCAGTGGTTGTGAAGGTGATGCCGGACGTGCTCGAGGCATCATAAGCGATCGCGAAAGCCGTGCTTGTCCCGGAAGAGCAGTCAACGCCGTAAAGCACGCCAGGCCCAGTTTGCAGGAGAATGGGCGTGTCCGTTGGAGTCGATACCTCGACTCGATAGACCGTTGTGCCTGCGTGCGCCTTGGCGCAAAGGGCGAATGCGAATGCTAAGGCTAAGATGGTGCGCTTCATTTCTTTGATCCCCCTTTCGGTCTTTCTTTCTCCGGCTTCACGTTCGTCTGTTCCTCAAGCTTCGCCTTAAGTTCGGCGTTCTCTTTAAGAAGCTTGGCATTCTCGGCCAGCGCCTCTTCCTTCTGCTTCGTGACTTCCGGCCTAAATTCAGAAGCGTTGATGAGGTCCGGGAACCTCGGCTTACCGCTCGGCAACTTGCTCAGGAGGAAAACCGCCTCCTTCTCCGGCACTTCAACCGCTTTCTGGTTTGGAAGGATCTTCAGCTTTATCGGCTTTCCTTCCCCGTCCTCTCCGCCGTTTACTTCGTACCGCCTGTTCGCTTTGCTGAGGTTAAGAATTGCTACCGTCTTGTCTGGCATGGTCTGGCTCCTGGCTTTACAATTTTTTACGAATGGTCGAAATAGAGCACCTCGGCCGGCTTAATGACTACAGGCGACGTGAACTGTCCAGCCGCCACGCCCTGCCACTGCCAGTTGTTGGCCGTGCCCGCAGGGTTGAGCATGAAGTCCACAGGGATGAACATGCGCAGCGTCCGCGGGTCTTTGTGGTACAAGGCGTACCGATAATGGCCGATGAGCGTGCCGTTGTTGGCGGTGTCGCTATAAGCCAAAGGCAGAATTTGGAAGTCCTGGTTCCCGGTCGCCTGTCTGAAAGCGTCGAGCAGATAGGTCAGCATCGACACGTTCGGGAACTGCGCGCTCACGGGAGTCACCAAGCCATTCCAGTCGGTATACGGAATGACGAAGGTATCGGGCATCATGGTGTCGTTGGTGTTGGCGAAATACGCCTGGACCACCTTGGACACGAATGAAGCGAACTGCGCCGAGCTCATCTGGTTGATAAGCTGCGGGATGGTAGTCGTGTCGATCGTCACTCCCGAGTTCGTTAGCAGCCCGGGGAAGTTTGTCTGGTCGTTGGGGTTTCCCAGGAAACACGTATACTGCAAGCCGAGGTCCCACATCTCTTTTAAGGCCAGCATCTTGTCTGAGACCACGTCCCAGTTGTCAGAGGCGAGGGCCTTATTGATCTCGGCGATGGTATAGTCATACCCCGCAGTGAACGTGTCGATGGCGGCCGTCACGGGCGCGATACCGACATCAACCCTAGCCATCTGGGCCGATCCCTGTGACAGCGAGGAAAGCGCTTGGAAGAAATTGCCAGCCAAGTGGAAACCCGTGTTGATCTTGATGTTCTCCATCCACGCAGCCAAGCCCACTTCTACAGGCACGAACTTCTCGAACGGCACCGTGTAGAAGGTCTGACCGATGACTTTCTCGGGCAGAATTTGCGTGGTGGTTTGGATCGTGTACTGATATCCAAGGCTCGTTGGGTTTACTGTCCCGGCGGCATTGTCTATCCTCATGCCTGCCTGCCATCTGAGCAACGGTTTCTTCATATTCGTGTTCTCCTTGGTATCAGGCGTGTGAGGATGCCTGCGCCGACTTGATGGTGAATGGCGTCAGGAACGCTCTGAACAACTGGCCGCTGGTGGCATAGTCCAACGATACGCCGCGCGGATAATTCCCCGTAGTGGCGAAAGGCTCCATCGATCCGACATCAGCGCCGTCCTCGAGCACCGAACCCGAGTCGACGGTCGTACCCTCCACGAGCATCCACATGGCGCCCTGAAGGAGGACTTGAAGGATTGTGCCTGCGGTCAACGTGCCGCCGAGCTTAACATCATAAACGATATAGCCGTCCGCATAAGCGTTCGCGGCGCAGGCCACGATCGGCGGAAGTCCCGTCGGGTTGGTCGTGATGGTCGTATCGAACTTGACCGCTTGACCGGGCGATAGGCTCGGCGAACCAGTCGCGCTCACTACCGCTTGGATGGTGAGGGCAGGAGCGCCGTTCAGCCCTAGCGCCAGTTGGCCCAGGACAGACTGTAGTGTGAGTTGGTTTAGGTTAAGGGATGGTTGGGCAGTCATTTATGCGGCCTCCTTGTTCTTTACACCACCGTAGCGGGCCTTGCCTAACGCGAGGCGCTCTGACATGGTGTTGATGGTCGGGAGGCTCGGCTCGTTGTTTCTCATCTCCGCGACCTCGGCAAATTCCTTTGCATATTTGCCCTTCTCCTCAGCTTTCTTGTCGTCGGCCGAGTTCTTGGCTTCCTTGTCGACTTTGTCGCGCCGCTTAGTGTCTTCCTCGACGGACTCTTCCTCGACATCATTCTTTCGGTTCTTTTTTTCCTTCTCTTCTTTTTCCTCGTCCTCGGCATTGGCCGCCTCGCCCTTATCGCGCTTCTTGCCTTCCTCTTTTTCCTTCTCTTCGGCTTCTTCCTGGTCACCGGCCTTCTCGCCTTTTTCCTGGGCGTTCTTGCGTTTGCACTCGGCCATATAGGCGTTCTTGAGTTCCTTGATGCTAACGTTCTTGCCGTTGACGCGGATGGTGTCCTCGTCTTTCATGCCGTTTAAAGCGTTATAAGCCTCGATGGCTTTGGCGAGGGGGACTCTTTCGCCTTCTATCTCGAGTTCGTCATCAGCGCGAACCTCGGCTTTTTCCTCTTGATCCTTTTTCCTGAATAGGCTGAACATAGAATTTCCCCCTTTGGAGTTTGTTACGATGATCGCCTTCTCGTAGCGCGGGTCGCGCACGATGGCCAGATGCGTATAGGTACCGTTGAGGAACTCGCCGTCATATTCCAAATTGTTGTGCTTGCCCCCAACTTGGTTTACCTCGCTAGGAGTATAGGCGCAAGAGACGCTGTACTCGCGGCTCTCGCAGTGCTTGCGCGCCTGGTCGTCCCATACCAGAAACTCGCACCAATCCCAGCCGTCGACGGGATCGGTCCAGACTCTAATGACAACGCCGTCTGCGATATCCTTGAAATTATCAGGGTTCACATCTTTGTGAACTTCGTCGATGACAGGTTTCCCAACGAAGGACTGAGCCATCTTGTTCAAGCATGGTCGCTCAACAAGAACGGTGCCCATGTCGTCGTAGTGTACGAGGCCTGGCTGGATAAAGCGGGCTTTGAAAGTGCGAGGCCACTGGGCCTTGGCGTTTAAAATTTGAGCGCGTTTAAAGTCGGCGATGAAAGGCTTCACCTTTTCCATCGTGGCGGCAAATTCTTGGTTCATTTGTGTGACTTGTACCCGCGATCCTTCATCCACCAAGCCAAGGCAAAAGGGTTGTTCACGCCGGACTCATGCTTCATCTTCCTGACCGTTCCTTCCCAGCCGGGAGGCGCTACATTGGCCACTGGTTGCGGCGTGGCTGGTTCTGTGTCCTGATATGGTCGGTTTAAATTTTCAGAGTTCGGACGAGGTCGGCCAGCTAAAGGTGGGTTAGCGTATTTTTCCGCTGGGGTTTGAGCGTTGGGAATTCCTGACGTAAGCCGTTGGCTAGGCCCTAAGAATGGATGGCTCGAGGGCGGCTCTTGCACACCGCTATCCTAGCAGCCGCAGGTAAAGCGTGCAATGGGAAGTTGCTGAAATGTTTTGAAAAGTTTTGAAAGCTACGACGAGAAGTTATTGATCCAGTTGTAAATTGTACGCTCCGTCACTTTGACCCCTTCAGCGCGCATCTCTGTCTTGAGTTGGAGCATCGCCTGCTTGCGGATAGGGACTCGTTCGATGAGCTGGAAATAGCGGCGCGCGTACTTCTCCTTGAACTTCGGCGTGACGCTCACCTGAATTTATCCCAGAATATGATGATGCCGATGGCTGTCAGCAAGCAGACCGACATCTCAAAGATATCCGGTTTCATGCGATCAATGGAATGTCCACGCACCTGCAATTATAGTCCTCGCCAGGGTTGCACGGCTTGCCGATGGACATGTACCTCGCCGGCGCTTTGTTCTCATAGGTGAACTCTTGCTGGTCCAAGATGCGGTGGTTCCCGGCATGTATCCTCTCGGCTGCGGACAGCCCAGGCTCGGGGCGCACGCGCACATCATGCGAGGTGGACCATCTGTACTTTCTGACGCCGACATCTAAAAAGCGCTGCCTGCGGTACTGCGCCATGAAGAGTCCTGTCTCTTGCCTGGCCAAGAACTTAGCTTTGGACTTTGACACATTGCCTCGCTGCCTTACGATATTGATGAGCGAGTCGAAGCGGTAGCCAGCCTCTGCGTTCTCCTTCACATCCTGGCGCAGCTTTAGTATCTGCTCTTGAAGCCAGTTCTTGATCGGCAATGAAAGCGCCTCGCTGTAGTTCGCGGCCAAGCGATGCTTGCCCACTACGGTCAGCTCCGGCTTTACTTCAAGTCGCGCTGCGGAAGCACGCCAGCCAGCGTCAACCTTCGAGACCATCGACAATGCGTCTACATGATGCGTGTCTACGATGGCGTAGTGCATCGCCCTGTTTAGTTCAGCCTCGATCGCATCGTGAGCGCCCTTGGCTCTGAACTCATAGCGTATGGCGGCATCAAGCACCACTGTTGGGACCAAGGCCTGTGCGAGCCTATAAGCCTTCTGGCGCTTCAAGAAAACAGCGCCGATGCTGCGCAGGTCCTTTACGATGGCGGCCGAGAACTCGCCAGTAAACTTATTGTCTTTGTACTGCACGCGCCCGGAGAGAAGCGCTCTTGTCAGAGCCGAGGTGGTGGCGTTCTCTATCTTGAGGTTGAGAGGGCTGTGTTCTTTGATGATGGCGATGAGGGGTTCGATAAGCTCTTCAAAGAAGATGGCTCGTAGTTGCCGCTCTATGTCGGAGAAGTACGAGTCCTGTAGGTGCTGCGGTCGCAGCGTCCTCATTTATCCGTAGAGGATATAAAGTAATGCAGAGAAGAGTCCACCGACGATGCAGGTAGAGATGCAGGCGATAATAATGAGCGCGTCACTTTCTTTCTTGCATGTCGAGCAATTACAACCCGGCTTCATCCTTGCTCTTGTCTTCGATCTGCTTGTTTCCGCCAGCGACGCCGACTTGCCGCTCAGGCATTTCGGCATCGTCTATTTGCTGAACCATCGGCTCGGGGTTGGCCATCAGCTCAATATCAGAGTCGATGATCTTCTCCTTTGACAGCATGCCTCCCAAGTCTTCCGAGGTGATAAGCCCCTTGTCATAGAGCATCATCATGCGGTTGAACTTGGACGACTTTATCTCTTCTTCTTCCTTCGCGCCGAGAACCCTGAGAGGCTTATACTCGAAGTCTAGGTCGTATACGTCGCCAAAGAGCATGATGCAAATGAGATCGAGAACCTGGCGGATGATCGGGCGCAGCGGGCGCCGTATCTCCGACTCGATCATTCCGTTGTAATTTTCAATATCATCCTCGCCAGACGAGAAACCAGTTGAAGGGATGCCGAACAGCTTGGACATGGGCATGCGGAGTGCTGAAGCAAGTTCGACGCGACTTTCACGGTATATCTCCGCGAGGCCTGAGAATGTGACTTGTCTTTGGTCAAAGTCGTCCTCCTTGTCCAACAGCAAAGCGCTGTTGTAGTTCTTCTGCATGTTCATGATCTGCATGCGTCGGTTGGTTGCCTGCTCAGCCTCGGCCGAGAGCATCTGCGCTGCGAAGTCCTTGAAGTGGTACACGTCAACCTTGGCTTCATAGAGCAGCTCGTAAATGACATTCTTAACACGGATGTAGGTGTTGAAGTCCTCGATGACGCGCTCGAGTTCCGACATTCCCCATCCGGCGAGTTGCCAGCGGATCATGTACGGCGCTTCCTTGCCTGACATCGTGATGACGCGAGAGGCGTCAACTGTCTTGCCGTAGAAATTGTAGGTGGGAGCCACGCGCCAAGGAGCCATCAACTCCCAGCGGTTGCAGGCATAGACATCTAGTATCTGGTCTTTGGCCAACTGCTTTGGATCAAACGGCTCCTCCATCGGCCTGTCTGTCGAGATGATAAGGCCACCGCCGCCGAAAAGGCGAGTCCAAATGAGCGCCTTGGCCACGATATCGAGCATTCCTCTCTTGTCCATCACGTCTTCAATTTCAGCTATATCGTCATCGTCAAGCTCGTCGGAGCGGATGATGATGCCGCCGCGGAGAGCGTCTAGCACTGGCATATCGCAGAGTGTCTGGATGATGCCGTGCGACTTATAAGCGTACATCAGGATGGTCCAGTCGATGGTGACTGGCGCATAGATGTTGTTTTGAAGCATCGGGTTAAACGAGGTCAACGGAGTTTGCAGGAATGGACTGAGCGGGCCTGCCTGGTTGTTGAAGCCCGAGATGGAGGCGAGCGAGTTGTGAGCCACTCTTGAGCGCAGCTCGAGGTTGTTCTTAATCTCTTTGTTCTGCTCGGCTAAGAGCGAGTTCATGAGCTGCAAGCCCTTCAGCGTCTTGGCTTCCATTTTCATTTGTCCTTCAATTGAAGCAAAGTGATCTCTTTTTCAAGCTCGTCGTTCTGGGCGTTAGCCAAGATGATGCGGTCGATAGAGAAGGTGCAGCGAGTGAAAGGTATGCGCATATAAAATATCGTCTTAACCAGCGTGCCTCTGTCCCATCCTTCAACGCTCATAAGCGGTCCCACATGCTCGTTGCATTAGGCATCATTTGGACAGCGAGCGCAAGCGCACAGACGCAGTCGTCGTGCATACCTTCTGGGGCCGAGTAGCGTACTCCTGTAGAGATACCCCCGCGCCCGGTGTATTCGTACTCGAACGAGTCGAGTTCGTTGCGGATGACGCCGTCCGGGAAGTGAACCTTCTGTTGCTGCACAGCGACTGCCAAGCCTTCCATAAGTTTTTGCTTCGATGCCGCAGTAAAATGGTAACCCTCAAACACTCCGCCCCTCGCTCTTTGGAGATCCTCAAGCACGGGGTCTCCCACCCCGGTCGAGTCAACGAGCGTCTTAATACTACCAACAAGCGCCTTAATGCGTTCCTTGGTTTCACCCCAAGGAGCTTGCCATCGATCCCATTTGCAGATGTAGCCATTTTGATCTAAGCCGATGACCACCGTCCAGTCAACTGACTTGGCAAGGTCCACGCCGAATACTCTTGGCGGCTTAGACGACATAGGCGCGACGCAATATTCAATGTGCTTGGCCCCGAAAGGGTTTGACCCATCCTCGGTGGGTATGCCCATGTAGAGCTCGTTGAAGACCGCCTCGGGCAAGTTCCTTCGAGCGTCGTCAATTTCCTCTTGCGGTAGTATGCCGACTCGGACGGCGTCAGCCGATGTGATGGCTGCCCAATGCGAGTCAGGAGAACCAGCCTGGGCTTTGCGAGCCATCTTGTAGGCCCAGTTCTTTGTGCCCTTGATGTTTCCGATGCCGCGTATCTTAGCCTGAGTGAAAGTGGTCGTCGTGCGGATGGCGTGATAAGCCTCCTCGCGCATGCGAGTGTCTTCATCCAGAACGACAGCGCCAACGTCTTCGCCATAGAGAGTATCCGGGTCTTCTCCCGAGAGAAACCAGATGATGTGGCCGTTAGGAAGCGTGATGTTCGCGTCGGTCTTGTTCGGAGTCCGCAGGTCTTCTCTGATAGCGTCGCACATGCGAGTGAAGGCGATGCGGGCCGTCTTATACGTCGGAGCCACCCACCAATAATTCTTGAACTTGCCGACGACAGACTGCTCGAATAGCCAGCAAATTCCCGTGTGAGTCTTGCCGCACTTCGTCGTGCCCTCGATCCAAGCGTATCGTTTGTCGTGGAAGAAGGCGTCGAGCTGGTAAGGATAAAGATGCGGACGAGTGTAAATAATTTTCTTATGCACATTTTAGGTCCGAATGTTAAGCGTCATTTCTATGACGTCACCTTCCGGGCCTGTGTGCTCTTGCTTGTTCGGTATTCGTCCGCAGAACCTGTCGATAAATTCGGAGGGATATTCTTGGATGTACTTCCACGCCGCCGCTTCAGCCACAGTCGGGTTGCCGTCTATTTTCTTCTGGGCATCGGCTTCTTTCATCTGGGAAAGTTTTGCCATTGCATCCCAGAGAGCGAAGGCGACCTTGCCTTTGAGAGGATGTTCCTTCGGTCTACCACCATGTCCTCCCGCTTTGTTGCCCTTCTTGAACTGAGTCTCTTCTCTTGGCACCGAGTTTCACCGAAATTTTACGGTACTCAATGTTTTCGCAGGTTCGGAAGAAAGCGTTGCAGCAAGCCTCCGTTCTTCCCGCCTCCTGCGGCCGCCGCTATCTGCATGCGCCGCATTCGCTCTTGTTCGAGCTTGTCGTACTCAAGCGACAGCTTCATCTCTTGGCTTCGAAAGATCGAGAAGGCCGTGCGAAAGCCGAACGATGGAAGATGCACGCCTACCCACAGCCAGCCCGTCTTAGGATCATGCTGCGAGAAAGCCTGGCCTTTGATCTGCCCCTCTGGGAAAGTGAGGATGTCCTGGTTAGCCGACTGTTGCGCCTCTGCGGGCGGCGCTTCTTGCGACGGTGCGTTATCTTGCGTCTTGATGTCTTCTCCGTTTTCCACTCTGGCCTCCTACAAGTTTGCGTTCGCCTCGAACTCGCCCCATTGCGTCGTGAGTGTCGCCCCGCCGATGGTGACTTGAGCCTGCACGTACCAAAGGCCAGCCTCGAGAATATCCGTTGCGAGCGTGGTGTAATAAATATTTCCGTCGATGCCGTTGGTGAGATACTGCGCGGTCTTTGAGAACTGCATTCCGTCCGGCTTCATGAAAGCGATCGTGAGAACAGTGGCTCCATACAAATTGATCGGGTTTAAATTCTCGTCGAGCACTTGCACTATGATCTGAATTCCGGCGTTCGCTACTTGGCAGAAGTTCGTCGTGACGAGAAAGCCAGTAGGCTGAAAGGGGCCGGCGACTTGCAGGGCGAAGTCAACTGGTATCACGAGAGGTTGCCTGTACGGTATGCCGACTGAGCCATACGACGCAAGGCCTGTGATGGGCTGTCCCAGTATCGCCATTGTTTCATCACACGATCACGAAACTATCGCCGGGGCTTGGTACGGCGGCCAATGCCCCTGACAGAGTGAGCACTCCTCCAGTCGGGTTGTATTGAGCGATCAGAGCCGCAGACTGAGCGGCCGCTCCCGAGACCATCAACAGTATGCGGCCCTGAAAGTTGTTTGTGTTTGTGTTGAGCAGGCTGGTTGGAAAAGACGAAGCGGTGATCGTTCCTGCGGAGATGGTTCCCTGAGCTTCCGTCGAGAGTGCAGCCTGTAAATTTGAAGGCGCAAGGGCGGCATCCCCAGCGATGGCCGCGATATTTTGCCCAGCGCTGTAGCCTAAGTTTGTGGCTGGCGAGTCACTCGTCGCAGGCGATCCGCCCGCTTGTTGGTAAATGCTTTCAGAGACGATAAAACCAGAAACACCCGACGGCCTCGACGCCGTGTAATAACCCGTAGGCGACTGCTCGGTGAGCGGGATAGCATAAGACGACCAGTGCGCTGAGTTGAAGGCTTCGAAGGCGGTGCCATTCCAAACATGGCCAGTGAGTCGGTCCCGAAGTATGGCGTAGAGTGTTGACCCCGAGGTGAACAGCGTCTCGATAATTGTCTGGACAATGCTCACGCGCGCACCAGGAGCGAAGCCATAGTCAAAAGTCTACTTGCTATTTTTATTTTTGTCAAGTCTTTCCCGCAAATTCTTTCGGCCTTCGCGAGCCGCGCGGAAGATATCCACGCCGACCAAGAGAATGATGAAGCCGACCATAAACAGGCTTCCTTCGAGCAGCAACCTGCCCGCCTCCCCGACATAATTCATACCTTCGCTCCTTTGCCGCGGGCGGCCAAAATGCAGATAGACGGCATGATGGGAACTCGCTGGCGATAATACGCCGAGGTGAACACGACGGTCACGAGCACGTGGTAAACGATAACCGACAACGGGATCATCGCATGCGGCAACTGGCCATAGGTGCGCGCCAAGTTGAAGCCCTCGGCTGCGGAGAGATAGACCAAGAGCAAACAAAGCACATAGCCCAAGGCGAAGAAGGCGAGCGTGGGATGAAGCTTGAGCAATTGCCGTGTGCCTGCGAAATGTCCTTGCGGACTCTCCTGCGGCTTGATCGGGTCATAACGATCATCATGCAAGACCATCCATGCAACAAGCTCCGAGGCGTGCCCCAAAAATATTTTGGCCGTATCGCTGACCATCTCGACAGCGTAGCGCTTAGGGTGCGCCACGCGCGGAGATAGGTCGAACTTCTGCATCACGCAAAAAGCCGCTTTGCCCTGGCTTATCTTGTTTCGCAGCATCCAAGCCCCCGGGAGCATCATCGACATCGCAGCGAAGAGATAAAGCATCCTGCGGCGGGCGTAATTGCCCTGCCAGAAGAAAGCGATGGCGGCTGCCAAGGCTGGCGGATAAAGCACGCCTATGGGCCGTATAAACGACGCCATGCCGAACATGTAGGAGCTCTGGATAAAATTGAACAGTTCTCGACCATCGAAATGCAAAGCGCTGATGAGCATGCTAACTCCCAGAGTGAAGACGCATGTGTATAGCGTCTCGGTGATGAGCATATTGCAGTGCAGTATAGACGCCGGATCGAACGCCATGAGCAGGCCGGCGAGCACGGCCCACTGCGTCCTGCGCCATAAGAGCCATGCCGAGAGAGACGTAGCGACGCAGGTGATGGATCCTGCGACGGCCTGAACCATGATGGCGATTGGCACGGACTTAAACAAGAGCAGAAACATCGGATACCCCGGTGTGCGCCCAAGCTCGGAGAACGAGCCGTTAAGCGCAAGCTTCCTCGCGAGTTCGATGTAGCCTAGCGAGTCCGGCGTCAAATGGCGCCCTTGAGAAACGAAGAACAGCAAGAGGCGCATGAAGAGCGCCTGCAAGAAAACGACAAGTAATTCCTTTGGCTTCATTGCGGCATAAAGAGCCAAGCCAAAAACAGGCCGCCGACAAGAACAAAGGCCACGAGCCAAGAGAACTTTTCGCGTTCGTTCATTTCTTCGCCTTTGGTTCTTCTGCCTTCCGGGCAGTCGGTTGCTGAGGAGCCGGCGGAGGGACTGTCACTGAGTTAGGCGGCGCGTGGCCAATCCGCGCATAGCCTTTATCGTCGGCACCGAGCACGATGTAGCCAACCACATTGCCTTTTTCATCTTTCTGAATGGCGATGGGCGTCTCGAGCCAGTGGATGTTCTCTTGCGGCGCTGGCTTGCGCGTCACCGTGAGACCAGAGAAATGAAAGGCGACGATACCAGCCGCCAGAAGAGCTACGGCAAAAACCAACCATTGCGTAGGCGTCCACATCACGTCGTATTCGTCCATAATTTCTCCTTGGGCTATGCCCCGCACTCGTCGCATTTCCACGAACCGTCGCTTTGTTTCTTCTTGCAGCGGCCGTGCCAACCGCAGCCTATCATATCGCATCTCGGCCGCGGTCCTCTCTTCACATTCTTCGTCTCGGTAAATGCCGACTTCCCGGCCATGTCCCCGAACTCGGCCTTCTTGAAGGCTTGATGCAGATAAGCCGAGACCTCGATCGGCACGAGCTTCGCCACAATCTCCTCGATGTTATCAGCGAACAGCGTCTCAAACTCCTCGTCGATGGTCTTGCGGATCAAGATGCGGACGCCGTCGATGAATGGGTTGTCCATTTCAATGTTGCGTTTGGTCATCTTCTTTCAAGGCATCGTCTGCTACTTCTCCTGGCTTCGGCATTTTAGAAGGCGGGAATTTATAAAACATAGCATGTATCTTTTGATCTATCAAATGAACGGCATCTATTTCTCCGAAATATTTTTTGTCCTCTGGCAACATATCCCACGTATCGTCATAATGATCCCATATCGGTCGCCAAATTGGATAAATTAGCCGTATGAATTTTTGCGTCTCCTCGCTGCGCCATGCCAATTCCGACTTATATGGCCAGAAGTGACCAAATTCTTGGCTTATGATTATCATGTAATTTATACCGCAATGTTTCCAGTCAGACTCGTCGGTTAGTAATTTTCTGGCTTTAGTTCTTTCCCACCCAAGCTGGAAAGCCTTGCGTTCTATTTCATGCAACCTTGCCATTTGAACCATAGACAAACGCTTAATAGCCAACCATCGCGCAAATTGAGAACTATCCGGTTCAGACTTTTTCTTCGTCTTTTGCAATTCTATTTCCATTTCTATGTTCTCCTGTCTCCGGGTTATCCCATGCCATCCTGGCTAATGTTGCTAAGTTATAAGTCAAATTCTTTTCTTTCAAAATGGCTGCTTGAACACCTACGTAATCAATTGTCGGGTTTGTATTTCCACCAAATGCTTTCAACAGTTTGACCGCAGATGGAGCCCATCTCTTATAATTTGCTTTATCCCACTCACGATCATCCCAAGCAATCCCCAAAGATCGTTTATATGCACAAACTACCCGCTGCTCTTTTGTCTTCAATTCATAGGGTTTTGAAGAAGACTCTTGTGTTGGCGCAGGCATGCCCTGCGCAGTATCTGTTATATCTCTTTCTCTTTCTTCTTCTCTTTCTTGTAGAGTCTTGGGGTAGTTTTGAAAGAGTCTTGAGCGAATTTTGCTTTTCAATTTTGCTTGTCTTTCTCTGAACTTTTTTATTTCGTAAACGAGCAGAGGCCCTTCAGATGCGATGCAATTTATGAGGCCTGCCCTATGCAGACCCCCCACCAGACCCCTTACAGACCCCCCATCAGACCCCCCATCAGACCCCCCATCAGACCCCCTCTTAGTCATCGCCAAGCGCTCAAATTCGGCCCATTCAATTGATACCTTGTCACCATTGCCATGACGGTCCAAAATTTCTACCAATATCCACCAAATTCCATAAGCCCAAGGGCCTCTATGCGCCCGCATAACTGCTCTAAGAGTGAGATCTTCATGAGCGTCATTGTCATGCGTAAACCAGGGTAACTTGTTCACTGTCAGTCATCCAGAAAACGTGAACATCCGCTCGCACTCTTCCATCGCTTCGCTGCGGGACATCAGAAAGCCCATGCCAGTATTCTTGTTGTTCAGTCTTGTTCTTTCTGGCGGCAAGGAGGCGTGGAAGCGCTGCAAGTGCTTCTTCGTGAACAAGAAAAACTCCTGATAGTCCCCGCATCCGAGAAGCCAGGAGTTGTCGCATTTGTAAATGCCTGAGATGACAAAGTCCACTATGCCCAGGTTCTTTTTTTCGCGCACTTCGATCCAAATATTGCGCGTAGCTTTATAGGCCTTCTGGTACTTTATCTCTAGGCCCAAAAGGTTCTCGCACTTGAGCTGGCCTTTCTTGCTGCACATGTTCTGTAGGACGATGCCGTAACGCATCAGGCGTTGGCAGAGCCAGTCCATATACTCCTCAGACTCCTCGAGCATGGCCTGATAATATTCCGAGTAGTCGACTTGCTGAGCTGGCTGGTCCATGAAAATTTCAGCGCCTCCCCCTGAGGTCCGCTAAGACGGTAGGAGAGAGGCGCCTTACGATCTGGGTGTTGTTAGCGGACCTC